CTCCAAACGTAGGATAACCTAGATGATCTAGGTATATCTCATACTCAAACCCTTCGTCTTGTATTATTTCTTTTACTAATTTATCTCTATCCATCTTGGAATTTACTTTGTTTATTTAATATATTTCTTGGTATAGCTGTATCTATTTTGTATCGTTGTAATAAAGTTCTTTTTTCTTGAAGCATTTGCATATATCTTTGTCTTAATCTATCTTTCTTTTCTTTTGTATAAGCTTCGTTACCCATTGCATATTTAAACCTTTGTTTTATTTTATTAATTTCTTGATTCATACTTTTAATATTTCTATTTCTTGTTTCTTTTGTATCAATTCCATAAACATTTACTCCAACAAATCTTAACAATGCTTGTGGTACAGTGTCAGCTGGAGACCCAGTTGGTCTAGGTATATCTTGTAATGCTTTAGCGGTTTTACTTATAGCACCATTAGGTGTTAACCATGAAGGCATACCTAAACTATACATATACCAAAACATATTTTGTATTCTATCTTCTACAGGATCACGTTCATCCCATATTGTTCTTTGTGTAAACGGGTCTTTATTGGTTTTTATTGCTAAGAAAATATCTGAAAAAGGTCCTGATAAAAATCCTGTTGTTCTTTGTGCTTCAAAGAAATCACCATTAGCTACATCCCTTACTGCATCTGTATACATAGTCCAAGGAAAGAAATAACCTATATCTAAAAATTGATATCTATTATCTGTATCTTTAAAAGGTAATACATATACACCTGTTCTTCTAGCAAGCCAAGGCTCTAAAGATTGTTGTAACTTTTTATCTTCATCATCTTCAAATCCAAATGCATATGCAGTTAGTTGTGTAAGTCCAGCTGATAATGCAACATATGGTGCATATCTAAATGGATGATTAATTGCTGTCTCAACTAAAGCTGGAAATGCTTTGTAATAAAACGTAAAGAAAGGCATACCTATAGGTGCTTTTCTAAATAACTTACCAGCCATAGGTACATCTGAATAATCAAACAAAGCTTTTTGTGCAAGTTGAAAAGCATCAAACTCAGACAGTCCTTGTCTTTCCATAGCGTCTATCATTACTGCTGTCTTACCAACAGACTCTGTAAATTGATATATATCGCCAGCAGTTTTACCTATTTTTGCAGCCATATATTTAGGCATTCTAAAAAATTTTGCAACTGGTCCAAGCGGGTCTACTTCTTGTTGTAAATCTAACCATTCATCACTTATCTGTAACATTTCTTGGCTAGTAAATTGTGTATTTTTTATTCCATAATTTTCTGCTATCTTCCAATACTTACCATTGCTTCTTATTTGTTCTATAGCTTGCCTCATTCTTGGTACAACTTTATGTATAGGTACTCCACCTACTAAATTCATAAGTATCATATTAGAACCTACGTTACGTACTACAGTCGGTGGATTTAAAGGTACTTTCATTAACTTCCAAATACTTGTACCCTTTTCTAAAGCAGCTATAGTTTTACTAAAAGCATTATCAGTATCACCCATAGTAAAAGTACCTATGACATCATCATAAATTTCTTTTCGTACAGCTGCACCTCTCATCATTCCATACTGTTTAGTAGTAGGTAATCTTTTAAAGTTTTCATCTAAAGGTTTATCAGCACCATACCCTAATCTTTCTGCTACAGGCATACCTAAACTTTCGTATTGATCTGCAAGATTTCTCATAGCTAATGCTTGTTCAGGTTGACCCTGTTCAAAATAGGTGGCTTGATCTTTTAATCTTTTAGCTTCTTCAAGCAACCATAAAGCACTTACCTTTTGTTCTACACCACCTTGTTCAATAGTAACTAACATATCATTATTACGTATTGCCCAGTTTTGATTCCTAGATACTTGATTAAAAAAATCTAGTATTGCCATGTCTCTTAATGGTCTTTGTATACCAGAAAGAACCCTATACTCTGGTGATAACTCAGCAATATCACCTAATATTAATTTAACTTCATCCGTTAAATCTTTCCTTGCTTTTGTGTATGAAAATTTAACTCCACTTGGATTGTTAAGAATATGTTTCATATATAACAAAGGTAAATATGTACCTCTGTTTTCATCAAATTTTGATTTAGGTAACAGACCTCTTTGTACTAACATCTGTCCTATCCTATCTATAGCTTGTTTACTTTTTACAGAAACTTTTCTTAAACCTTCATCTGTAATTATTGCAGGGTCTGCATCCATTCCACCTTCTATAAAAGCATTAAATTGTGTGACATTTCTGTCAAGTTCTTGTTTAGGTTTACCTGATTTTCTAGGGTTTAAATACTGTCCTAAATCATTATAAAAATCTTTAGCTACTTTTTCTGCTTTTGTTATTTCACCAGCAGTTAGACCTTTTAATTTTTGATATTCTTTTCTTTGATCAAGATTACCAAGACCACTAAAGAATTTACTTTCTGTAATACTGCCTAAAAAGTTTACTATTCTTTTCCAGTAACTAGCTTTTTGTGCGTCTGCTGGTGTACTAGAATATTTAGATGGATTGTTTTCTATCTGTGCATCACTATCAAAAGTGTATACTGGTACAAGAAATCTTGACTGATGTTTTTTAGCTGGTTCACCTTTGTAAAGCAATCTTGATTTTTCTTTAAAAGCTGTTTGTAATAATAACGTACTACCTTTTCTATTATCTATTTCTGTTTTTAATCTAAATATTATTTCATCTATAGTATTTTGTTCTTCTTTTAATAATACATCATATGGTGAATCATAAAATCTATTAGAATGAAAGTCTCTATCTTGAATGTTATCTATAGTTAGTTCATCATCTATCTCTGATATTATATCTCCAACAGACTTGCCTTGTGTTTCATATTTAACGCCTAGTTTATCTAAAGACTTTTTAATTTTATTAGGATAAACATTGCTATATATATCCCATCCTGATTTAGCAAAAAATTGTTGTGTTTGTCCCGGTGATAACTTTCTTAAATTAATATATCCAGCACCTATAGGTTCTAAATTACCTGCATTTCTTAATAGTCTTGAAGTATTAATGATTGGTGATTGAACATTATCAGTTGCCTGTATTTCTTCTTGTGTTATTAAATTAATATCTGGTCTTTTTAAAGGAGACCTAATACCATTTTCTATTTGACCTATAATTAAATTTGCCATGTCTTGTGGCAATACAGAAGTAAGACTACCAAAATCTTCTACTACATCTCCTTGATAATTTGCACCTTCAGTAATATGTCCAACAATATCACTATCTTCTTTTAGTTTGAGTGTCATATCTTTGCTTATAAAGCCATCACTCATGCCAACTAAACGTACAGAATCTACATAATTATTAAACTCGTATGTATTTGTATCTCTTGAAAATATATCTGCAAAGTATTCTGCTGCTGCTGCTTCAATTCTTAAATCTATATTTTCTGCTTCTTGTTGATTTAAATCTAATTCAAATGAAGTTATATATCCTTCTCTAACTAATGTTTCTGTATCTACAATTTGTCCTGATGGAAAATGTTTATAAGGAATATTCATAGAAACTTCTTGTGCTGTTTCAAAAGTACCAACAGTATTTATATCAACAGAAGGATAAAAACTTAAAAAATTAAAATTGTTTGTTAAATTATTTTCATTTCTTTCTGCTTGTATAGCTGTAGTTGATATACTGATACCATCATATGCTTCATTAATAGCAAGCATATTTAATTCTTGAATAGTAAAATCTATCCACTTATTAAAATTTGGTTTTGGAAATCCTATTAGTGGAACTGCATCCATATTTTTTGTAGGTACATAATTAGATAAAGCTTCTTTAAATTCTTCTTTAGTTAAAATAGAAGAATCTTTTCCTTTTCTTAAATCATTATCAGGTAATGCATTTATGTATTTTTCTATAGCATTCTTAACATCTTTATACATATCAGATTGCAGTTCATCTACAAATAATATTTTTCTTAGTGTATTATCATTATCTAGTATGAATACATCTTTAGTTCTAGCAACTGCAAATGTATTAGGCATGTAACCTGCTTCTTTATTAAAATGTGGATTATTATAAAATCCTTTATTCTTTGATGCGGGTCCGGGATTCCATCCAAATAAAATATTTCTTGAATTTTCTACATACACAGTAGTGCCATAATTAGAATTAGGTGCTTCATCACTTTCATTCCTAGTTACATTGAAATCTCTAAATGCAGTATAATTTTCTAATTCATCTTTTGTAAAAACTCTTGATTCAGGTGTGCTAATACGTTTTTCTTGTAATATTTCTGCTTCTGTTTTGTTTGGATTGCCACGTTTAATTGCTTCATAATGCATCTTTTCTATATCAGAAAATTTACCACTTGTAGTATCAATATTAAAACCCGGTGTGTCCGAATAATATGAATCATAACCTGTAGATTTAATTGCAGGATTTAACTCTCCTAATACACCATCACCATATAACATTAAATTGTTATATTCATAAGTTTGTTTTGCTTTGTTTCTTGATGTAATTAATTGTGCAAGTTTTGGGTCTAACTCTACTAAAAAACTTGATAATGAATTTGCGTTATCTAAAGTCTGCAAATTAATTTCATCTAATATTTCTATCAAAGGATCATTAATAATTTTATTATTTTCTAGTGCTACTAAAAATTTTTCTAAGTGTGCATCCGGATCAGCTTTTCTTAATGCTTCTTTTTCTTGTAGTAATTGACCTGAAACTGTTAATTCATTAATGATATTTTGTATACTACTTGCTTGTGTATCAGAAAATATATAATCAGGTGAACGTAAATCATTATTCAAAGCTTGCCTAAGTAATTCAAAATTCTTTTCAATATTAATTTTTTGTGGAACTCCTAATTTTTTATATGCTTTTTCTATTGAATCTAAATTCCTAGTTAAATCGTAAAATGCACCTGACGCTTGATCATCTGGACCTGTATAATATTTTTCTTTTAATTCTTTATATACATTTGCTCTATTAACTAAATATGATTGTATTGCAGCCGTTGTAGTATCTAATGTCTTTGCACTTTGTTGTATTTGATTTTCAAAAGATTTAATTACTTGTTGTTCATTAAGATTAGTTGCTCTTACAAACATAGTAGATTCACCACCAGTAATTTGTAGAGAAAAAGTACCAGTATTTGTTAATAAATATTCTTTTATTTCATCTATACTTACTTCTCTTGGAACACCATCTTTATTTACTTGTTCTGCTAACCATTCTTCTAGTTGTGCATCTTGTAAATCATATTCAGTAAAAGTTATATTAGAACCCGTAAGTAATTTTTGTCCTTGTTTATTTGTGACTACCCATTTATTTGATTTAGTAGATTTAGTTTTAGTATTATCAGCAGACTCTTGTAATTTATTAATTAATTGACCATATTCACTTATTTTTAATTCTTGCTGTCCATAAGAAGGTGATCTGCTATAAAAAGGTGTTGCATTTCTTTCAGCATTATAAGGTTGATTCATGCTATTAGTTATTGAACCACCTTTATATTCTCCAGCATATCCAGTTTGTTTAAACAATTCTTCCTGATATTGTTTTTGTGGTGGACTAAGTATTCTAGGATTGTCTACTGCATCTTGATATAGATCACCTGTTCTTATTGCATCAAATACATCTTCTAATCTTCTGTATTTTTTGCCACTAAAATATTTAGCAACTTGATTAAAGTATTTAAATATAGGTTCAAATACTCTTCTAATTCCCGGTGTAAATTCAAAAGGAGTTCTGCCTTGTAATTTAGTTTCATTGTAATAGGCTGAAGCAACAGCAACTGCTTCTTCAAATGTACCTACTTCTATAAGTTCTTTTTCAGTTGTTCCATCTTCTCTTATAACTTCTCTGTAATCACCTTGCACTCTTAATCTTTGATTTGCTATATCACGTATTCTTTTTTGATTCTCATTTAATATCTGTAAAACTTCGGGTTTAAAATAATTATTATTTATAAAATAATGTACAGCTTCGTGATAAGCAGTGTCAGTAGGTGAAGCAAATTTAGGCTGACCAGTTTCAGAATTAGTTTCTAAATTGATTGCTATTAAATCACCTATAGTTACACCAGCAACTGATTGTCCTGCTTCATCAAATAAATTATCTACAGCTACAACTTGTGCATCAGGAAAACTACGTTTAGCTATGCGTTTTAAATTCATTATAGTATCACTACCATTTATATTATCTTTAAACCTATATAAGTTTCCTTGATAATTAAGACCTGATAAATCTGGTGCTTCTAGTTGTGGTGCTTCTTGTATTAACTCTTGGACTTGTTCTGTTTGTATAGCTGGAGTTCTACTTTGTTTAACTTGTGGACCAGCTATAGACAATAACTCTGCTAATGGATTGGTTTGTTTAAACAATGAGTTAGTTACTGCTTGTATATAATCTTGTTGTGATGCATCAGGTGCATCTTTAGATTTTTTATTTTCAGTTTCTAAAAGTTCTACTCTTTGACCAAATGTTTGCCTTGCAGCTAACTCTTTAGCAGCTGTTACTTCTACATTTGAAGGCACTGTAGTTTTTATAATTTCACCATCTGGATATACAACACTATATTGTTGTCTTCCTCTAGCTACATCTGATGCTTTTGTTTTTACCTTCCTTACTTGTACGTTAGGTACTTCTCTTGATGCAACTTGTTCATAATTTTCTTCAGCAGATATTTGATTTTGTATTTCTTTTCTAGCTATACCTTTTGCTATAGTTTCATTATTCCTTATACCTACGCTATCTTGTATAAACTCTTCACTTACACCGCTAGACTTAGCTAAGTTTAGTAAATCATTTTTATTGTATTTATTAGTTAACTCTTTAGTTCTAACTTTGATAGCTTCATTTTTATTAAAAGCTTGTCTGTTATCTATACTTTCACTAAATGCTTTATCTATAGTTGTATTGACTGCTGTTTGTGTAGGCAAAGATTCTATCTGTCTAAATATATCTTTTCTTTGTAAACCAGTTAAATCTTTTATATTTGTTTTATTAGTGTTTAAAAATAAAAATCGTTTAAACGCATTGTCACTTGTATCAATGTTTTTTAAATTTGCCTGACCTAATATATCTTCTGTTTGTACTGTGCCTTGTTCTTGTGCTACAAAATCTTTAAAACTTTGTAACTTAAAGTCTCTTACATCAGATACATATGATTTATTAACTTCTTCTGTAACATAAGAATCGTATTTATTTTTAAATTGTTTATATGCAGGTGTAGTAATATTTAATTTATTTTTAATTCTTACTACATTGCTATCAGTATAAGCATCAACACTTTCTCTATCAGGAAATCTACCCGTAAATAATTCACCATCAGGTCTACTAAAAGTTTGTATTAATCTACTTCTTTTTATTGGTGTTTTTTCATTTTTAACTAAATCAATTTGACTTTCTTTGACAGATTGCAACTCTTCTTTTAATTGATCAGCTTCTGTTAATTGATCTGCATCTTCTAACTCTTGTATTTCTCTTTCTAATTGTATTTCTCTGTCAAGGTTGACTTGTAATTCAGGAGCAACAGATTGTCTTTGTTGTTTTACTGCTTCTGTTTTTATTTGTTCTTCTACATCAGGTATTGTAGGTACTTCATCTACAAAAGATTGTGCCTTTGCTTCTATTTCTGCTTGTGGACCTGTTGCTGTATTAACTAAGACTGTATCATTTAAAGGAGTAGGTTCTTTTACTGTAGGTATTACAAACTCATCATCTAATACTATCTCTTCACTGCCTTGAAACTGTCCTACTGTGCTTACTCTACCTTCATCTAATATAGATGCATCTTCTACCTCTGATGTCTCTTCTCCAGTTAATCCATCGCTTTCATCTTCAATAGGTCCAACTGGTCTACCTCTTGTTGGTCTACCTTTAGTAAGTAGATTAACACCTAGATCAAATATAGCACCAGCACTACCACCATACCCAAAGTCTGATGCTATTGAATCACCTATAACTGCACTTTCATCATAGATACCTCTAGCTATAGCATCTTGACCTATACCAGCTAATGCTTCTTGTGTTGCTTCAGCAGTACCAGTTATAGCAGCAGACTTTGCATAGTCCATGTAACTATCTAATACTCTTTGTGGAACATCAGTTTTTCTAATCTTAGAATAAAGCATAGATAAAGGTCTTACTATAGGAATTATTTCTGTTACACCTAAAGGTACAGAAAGTGCATACATTAAATTTCTATCTGGAATAGATAAATCTTCACCAGTTCTAGTTTCAAACTCTCTTGCCCTTTGAGAACCTTGCCCTACTTGTCCAGAAACACCCGGTGCTGCTATTTGCATAGCTGATGCTAAAGTTTTAGTTGCTGCTCCAGCTGTTAACTCTCCAGCTTTTAATGCATTATAACCAGCACCTAATCTTGATGCTGCTCCAAAACCACCTGTTGCTACAGTTGTTCCTACAAAACCTAAAACACTACCTAATGCTTCACCTGTTCTACCAGCCACACTATCTTCTGCACCAATAGCTTCACGTAGTTCATCCATCCTAGATATAAAAGCACTTTCTCTAGGGTTTAACCAATCTTCTTGACCTGAAAGGTTGGTTGCTAAATCAAGCATACCCCATACACCTTCACCCATCATAGGTATAGTTTGTGCAGCACCACGTAATAAACCTCTAGGTGCAGCTATAACGCTATCTATCCAATCGTTTTCATCAGGGGTAAAATTATTTGTAGCAAGACCAAATATAGGTAATGATCTATCATAAATTTTATCAGTACCTAGTTGACTAGATGTATTGTCTTGGGGTGAAGGGTTTTGATATGTATCAAATATGTTAAATGGATCAGGTGTAGTACCAGTAGTTGTACCAAATATCTCAAAAGGATTTGGTGTGTTTCTAGGTTTGTCTGCCATCTTATATCTTTATACTATATCCTCTATATGGTTAGTGACTCTTCAAGCCAATCTTCTTTGCCTTGAGTTGCCCTATCCTTTGCTATATCAAACATATATGTTAATGCCGGATCACTTTTTAAAGCCTCATCTATTGCTTTTGCACGCTCATNTCCTNTAGCTGTTATAGTTATATTTCCTTCTTCTATTTCTTTATCAATTCCTGCAACAATACCATTAATTTCTTTTATAAATCTTGCGTAATCTGATTGTGCTGGTTTAACTCCTTGATCTGCATATTGTGTAGCAAGTATAGCTTTAGCTTCTTTCTTTTCTAATTCTGACATAACGTCTACATTAAGATATCTACCAAGGTCTGCATTATAATTTTTAATAGACTCAGCTAATTGTGTTTGTTTATCTTTCTGTAAATCATAAGATGTATTATATCTATCGTATCTAATTTTTTCTTTAGCAGTATACAAAGCAAATAATTCTTGTGCTTGTTTTTGTTCTTCTTTACCTAAAGTTAATAATTCTTCCGTAACTCCAGCACCAAGATCAGCAAGCCCACCTAATAAAGTTGGTGAACCTTTTTGTGCTGCATTAAATGCACCAGCTGCAATACGTAACCATTTGTTTTGCATCTTACCTTTTTCATCAGTCATCTTATTAATAGACTGCTGTATTAAGGTTTCATAATCTGATGAAGCTGCATAAGCTGCATCTTGTGTAGCTGCAAAACCTATCCCAGAAGAAGGTAATGAATTTATTGTGCCTGTAGCTGTAGCTGGTGGTGTGCCTGTAGCTGTAGCTGGTGGTGTGCCTGTAGCTGTAGCTGGTGGTGTGCCTGTAGCTGTAGTTGTAGAGGAAGGAGTTCCTGTAGCTGTAGTTAACACACCTGCATTTCCACCATTTCGTGTTATTGAACTATCTATATCTGCTGAAGTAGGAGGTCCTGCTATGTTAAGAATATCTTGTGGGTTAAGACTTTGTATATCTTTAGTATTTGGTGCTTGTGGCAAATCTATCTGACGTGGATTAATTCTTAAATCTTGCCCTTTTAATGGATTATTTTGTGGCGGTCTTAAAGGACTTAATAATCTATCTTGATCTACAACTATATTTTCTTTTCTTTTTCTTTCTGCTTCAGCTTCTCTTCTAGTATCTACTCTTGTTTGTATTCTATTACTAAAATCAGCTATGCTTTGTCCTATATTTTGTAAAAATATTGGTTGTCTTTTTTGTTCTCTTTCAAGTTTTTCTAAAGATTCATCTATCATAGTGTTTGAATCTGGCATAAATTCTGGCATAAAAGAATTTATGTCTTGTAAATCTACAGGTGTACTATTTATTGACTGATTAAATATTGGATCAAGTTCAAAAGAATCTTGTACAACACGACCACTACCATCATAAGTAAATGGATAATTACCCATTACACTTGTAGGCATTCCTGAAACAAGATTATTATAAGGATTTCCAGATGTCATTGGAGGTATACCACCATTAGCCATCTTTATAAGACCACCCATTGCAAAGCCTTGTGGTGCCATAGGTTGTTGTGGCATCTGTTGTGGTGGCATAGGCTGTTGCATAGGCATAGGTTGCTGCATAGGCATAGGCTGTGGCATAGCTTGTTGTGCTAACTGTTGAACTATCGGTGGATTTTGATTCGGTTGTGCTTGTGATTCTTCTCTAACTTTTTGTCTATAAGCTAACTCAGAAGCAGATATAAATGCAGGACCAAGCAATCCAGTTTCTGTTTGTGGATTTAATTCTTGTGCTAAACGCTGGTCTGATTGTTTCTCAGCCATAGATATTAAATTGTTAATATTATTATCTATCATTAGCCTCCTCCGCCCATTCCTCTAAATGCTCCATATGCACCTAGTCCTGTGTTTAATAATTGTGCCGTAGGATTAGCTGCTTGTCCAAACCTTCTTTCTGAAAAACTTGGTTGTGCTGGCATGCCTTGTAATAAAGCACTGTATCTTTCAAGCTGTTGATATGGATATTCTCTTTGTGCCAAGAAGTCTTCATACTGTTGATCATACGCTCTTTGCATTAAGGCTTGTCT